CCTCCCCTCTCCCCCCCTCAAGGGGGGGACGCCCCACCACCCAGAACAACATAGTCAAACACCAGAACAACACCATATTACCCCAAAAACACCGATTTCCACCCCAAACTCTCCCCCAACATATCCGCCCCCATAGACAATTTTATTAAAATTCAAATCCGTTCGCACCCATGAAACGAACGGAATCTATAAATAGCAATTGTGTTTTATTAATCTCATGGCGCCACTGATTTTCAGACTTGAAGGAATTTTTTAGTTAAGGACTTTATGAAATGAATCATGCGAAAACGTCGGAGCGAGGTCATACTCCCTGATATGCGGGTAAACAATACACCAAAAAAATATCAGACACCTGAGGAAGATAAGAAAGCCAGAAAAAAAGCCCCTTATTAACCGAGAGAATGTGTATCACATAGTCGGAAGTGCGTTAATAAAGAGCTTTTAGCTTAGCTGTCGAGCTGGGGAGGGGAGCTGGGGAAAAAAGAGGTGTATATTTCTACCACAAACTATATAAATAAAAGAATATAAGAAAGGGGATGGACGGACGAACAAGATACAACAAAATCAAAAAATTACTAAAGCCGATGGTGGGTAAGACTATGCACATCGACAAAATCCGGCGACAGATTATGATAGAAATTGGAACGTCCGAAATAGTTGTAAGAGACACGGCGCGGTTTATGATTGATTTAGGATTGATAAAAGAAACCGACCACATGATTTTTAAAGTGATGGATGTCAAAGAATGAAAGACCCCGACAAAGTCGCACAAGGCAAGAGAAACAACCGAGTAGGCGCCGCGTTTGAGACCAAAACAAGAAGATATCTCGAAGAACAAGGCTGGACAGTCTCTAAATGGCAAAATAATGTAGATTTACAAACAGAGGAAATAATAAGAGCAGGACAATATTTTATACCCGGACGAGGCTTAACATTAGGCAAGGGATTTCCGGATTTTATAATATTTCGCCTAATAAATAAAAATTATGAAGTTCAATTTGTAGAATGTAAGACAAATAATCTTCTAACGAAAGAAGAAAAACAAAAACTACAAGCTATGAAGAATATGGGACATAAATGTTATATCGCGTTTTCTGCCGGACGAGAAGTCAAAATAAGGGAGTTTATGGGTTATGATAAAGCTTGATGATTGGCAAAAAGAAGTTCTAACACATAAAGGAGATTTGGGGTTATGCACAGGACGACGAGTTGGAAAGACTTACATCCTCTCGAGAAAAGCGATAGACCACATGGTTGAATATGGGAAGCCAATTATTGTCGTCTCACTAACAGAAGACCAAGCTATGATTATAATTCAAATGGCACTACAATACGCGAGAGAAACATATCCGAAACTAATAGGCAAGGGAAAATATAAACCAACTCTAAAAACACTAACAATAATTCGAGACAAGAAGCCGGTTAAGATGATAAGTCGTCCAGTAGGGAACACAGGAGACGCAACAAGAGGGTTTGAGGGAGGAGTTCTCATAGTTGATGAAGCGTCAAGGATGCCACGTTTATTCTGGATTGCAGCGCTCCCGGTTCTTCTAACATGCGCGGGAGAAATATGGATGTGTTCAACTCCGTTCGGTAAACAAGGATATTTTTGGGAGCGTTTTAATGAGTCAGTAAATCTAAAATCAGAAAACGCACGATTTAAATTCTTCTACCAAAATACGGAGGAAGTAATAGAAAAGAGAGGAATAAGCGAAAGCTGGACAGAAGAACAAAGAGAGGGAGCATTAAAAATTTTAAAGGAAGATAAACAAGATATGTCCGAGTTAGAATACGGGCAAGAATATCAAGGACTATTTCTCGATGAATTAAGACAATTCTTTTCAGATGAATGGATAGAAAATGTTTGCACTCTCGCCCAAAATCCGGAGGTTATATCATCCCCCTCTGGGGCTAATTCTGGGCGAGATTTATTTTTAGGTGTAGATGTAGGGAGAATAAACGACCCCTCGACTTTTGAAATTCTTGATGGAACAAACGAAGACAACATAACTCAAATATATCACGACGAAAAAAGAAAAATTGCCATCCCGGAAACATTTGAGGAAATAAGAAGAATGGAGAGGAGATATTCGTTTAACCGAATAGGTGTGGACTCTGGAGGGATGGGGGCGGGAGTTTTGGATTTATTATTAAGAGATGAAGACACAAAACGGAAAAGTGAGGGTTTAGATAACGCAACAAAAATAATCAGCGACGACGACAAAGAAAGACCAGCTTTAAAGGAGGATATGTATGTGGATTTGCACACAAAAGGGGAAATAAATAAAATAAAATTATTCAAAAATTTCGAGATAATGGCGAGTTTAAAGTCAATCCAGTATGAATATCTTGAAAAAAGAATGAAAATCTTTGGAAATAACTCACACGCAGTTGAGGGAATTATCCGGGCAAACTGGTTAATAAAATCCAAAGGCTTAAAACCATTCATAACATCGCTTTAGAATGGCAGCAACATCAGTTTTAAGCACAGACGCCGAAATGTTGGCGATGGCAGGGGAAAACGTAGACGCCACGGGCTTCACAGACGCGAATAAAACAGCGTGGGGAATCCAAGCGGAAAACTTCCTCAATATGCTCACGAACTACGACCTTGTAACAAATGTAGCAACTCTCGGAGCAAACTTTAAACTTATGTTATCCGAATATGTATCTCGATATGTGGCAGTTTGCGCAATCTCTTACAATATGGCGGGCTTTACTTCAAGAGTAGAAGCGGAAGATATGATAAACGTTCATCTATTCAGAATGAAACAAATCGAAAAAATATTAATGAAGCCGGAAAATCTGACTTTGTTGGGAGTTTTATAATGGCTTTACAATTATTAGATGAAGAAGGCAGTTTTAACATATTCTCGAACTCGGAAGAAGTAAGCACAGGAGGAGGGAGAGAAAGAGTGGGGCAGGCAACGATAGTCGTCTCTTTGGATGGCACAGGAGACGCAGATTCAATACAAGACGGGATAGATTTATTGCCAATAAGGGGAGGAGTTGTTTTTGTGAAAGAGGGAATTTATAAAATTGATACTCAAATTAACATAGCAAAAAATAGAATTAAAATTATGGGAACGGGGAAGGGAACCAAAATAATCGCAACGACAGATATAAGCATTTTTACAATAACGGGAGACGACATAACAATCACAGATATTCACATCGAAGGCAACGGAAGTTCAACAAGTGACGGAATCTTAATAAATGCAAACTCAAACACAACGATACGAAATTGCTACATCGAAGAAAACAATTATGGAATAGAAATAGACACGGCGAGCAACATCATAATAACAGAATGTTTTATTTTCCAAAACGATTCCTCAGGGATATTCACATCGGGAGCAAGCGGAAACAATATAATATCAAACAATATAATTTATTCAAATGGAGACGAGGGAATTTGGATAGACGGAGCAAACACAATAATAGAAAGTAATATAATTTATTCAAACACGGCGTCGGGGATTGAAGTAGCCGCAAACTCAATGACGATAACGGGAAATTTCTTAAACGCAAATGGAGCAGTAGGAATAAATTTAAGAGGTGGAATCTCTTATTGTATTGTGAGCAACAATCGAATACGAAACAGCACAGGAGACGACATTAATGTAACCAACTCAGGATGCACAGGGAATATAATTGTGGGGAATCAAGTAAGCGGAACAAATATCGGAATTATCGACGACAACGGAACAGATACACAAGTCGGACATAATATAACGAGGGCGGAATTATAATGGCGGCAGAAATACACACACAAGGAACTGTGGTTAATCCCACAGCAAATCAAGAAATTGCAACAAAGAAATATGTAGATGATCAAGATGCAGCTGCTGATGCTCATATTTCAGCAGATGGAAGCAGTCATTCTTTTATAAATCAAGATGTCACAACAACAGGCACACCAACTTTTGGAATTACAACTCTTGCAGATGCTTCAACTTTAGTAACAAGTGCAGCCCCAACTGCTGATGCAGAAATTGCAAATAAAAAATATGTAGATGATAATATAACGCCTCACACACCCGAAGGAACGGCTATAAAATCTACTGGAGAAGGCGGAGCATCTAAATTTTTAAGAGAGGATGGAGATGGGACATGTTCATGGCAGACGACAGCAGGAGCAACAACAAAATCAAGAAATCAAATGTTTCCAGCGGCGATGATGTATTCAGCAGACGCAGCAGTTTTAGTTGACGCAAATTATGCAATGAGAACATTCACAGACGCTACAACTAACACGGCTTACGCTACATGGGTGGTCCCACAAGATTGGAGTTCGGGTTTAATTTTCCAAATATACTGGAAGGCAGCCGCAGCCTCCGGAAATGCAGTATGGAAAATAAGCGCAAATTGGGCACCATCAGGAAGCGATAAAGAATTAAGGGCAGAAGATAGCGGAGAAATAACATCAGCAATAAACGGAGCTGATAAAGTTAATTATAAATTAGATATATTTACATTCACAAGCGCGCAGAAGGGAGATATAGTAGCAATAAAATTAGAACGGATTGGAGCAAGCGCGAGCGATACGGTAAACGCAGATATAGAATTAATAGGATTAGGAATCCAATACACATCAGAACAATAAAATGGCAGACAGAAGATATACAAACGCGGACACGACTGACCCTACTGGACAGATTAGTGTTCAAACAACGGACTCCGTCGATGTAGATAGACCGGGAAGTTCAAACTTTTGGCAATCAGGCACATGGACAAAACACAACGGCTACTACAAAGACCACTCCTCAGTAAAAACGGTCATTAATAAACTCGCGATGTGGACGGCGGGGAAAGGATATAACACCGAGGGGAAAGGAACACAGAAAATAATAGATAAAATAATTGGTTCGGGCAAAGATACGTTCGATGAAGTAATAAAAAATCAAGTGAGAGTCCGACATATCGACGGCGACTCCTACGCAGAGATAGTCGGAGGCAAAGGCACGAAACTTCTAAATCTCAAACCTCTAAACGCCGGAGCAATAAAAGTTTATTATAATGATTTTGGAATGTTAGACCATTATGGTTATCAATTCAGTAAAGACGGAGTTGAACAAAGATTTGAAAAAGAGGAGATTTTTCATTTATCATTAAATAGAAACGCAGACGAAACTCACGGAACAGGAGACATAGAAAGTTTAACAATATTCCTCGATAGAATTAAACAACTTGATTGTGATATGGCGACTTTCTTTCATGGCTACGTCGTGCCGATGATAATCTGGAAACTCAACACTTCTAAACCAGCAGATGTCGCACAATTTAAAGCAGACCAAAAGGTAGCAAAGAACACAGGAACAGACATTATTATTCCAGATAAAGCGGTTGACTGGGATTTGGTTGAGGCGGGAAAGAATGGGGTGGACCCGCTTAAATGGAGACAGACATGGGTTGAGGAAGTTACAAAGGGAGGAGGCGTGCCAGCTCTTATCATGGCTATTGAAGCAGGAAGCACAGAGGCAAGCAGTAAGATGGTTTATGTCTCATGGCAACAAGTTATCGAGGACGAACAAAATTATATAGAAAAGCAAATAAAACTTCAGTTAGGTTTGGATGTAACGTTTGAATTTCCAGCGAGGATAGAGGAAAATTTAGGAGAAGATGAAGGAAAGGACGGGGATATATTAACTGGAAAAAAATCGGAAGTCTCAATAACATCAACTAAAACAGGAACGCCGACGGTAAAGAAAGAATGATAGAACAACAACTCATGAATTACGGAGTTCTTGGATTGTGGACATTAACATTAATAATCGAGAGATACAAGTGGCAGAAGTCTTTAACAACGGCGGTAAACAAACTCACAACAGCGATAGAGAAAAGTTTATAAACTTATGACACAAGGAATTATATGACAGATGAACAAACAAATGAGAACGACACAAAGGGAACAGAAGTTAATTCTATTCCTCCGACAAATAATGAAACTACGAATGTTAGTATGGACAACAATAAATCTATTTCTCCGCTTGATAGGGCGGAAGCGGCGAACAAAGAAAAAGCGGCATTATTAGACAGAGAAGAAAAATTACAAGAACGAAAGGAAAGATTATACGCTGAGGAAAAAGTTGGCGGTAGGGCTATGGCTGGACAGACACCAACAGAACACGTCGAGACTCCTGAGGAAAAGGCGGAGAAGTTTGCAAAAGGGGAGATGAATATTTTATGAAAGGCAAAGATATGTTAGTAGAGATTTATTCTTGTAGAAACGCGATTGAGAAGTTGGAGAAAATGAAAGAGGACGCGGATGTTGGGATTGAGAATAATAAATTTGTTCTCGAAGCGTTTGAAACAAAGTATAAAGAAGACTACGGGGACATCCCGGAGGAAGAAAAATCGAAACCTACGTCGCAGTAACGGGAGAGGTCGGCTCGATTGATTTATGGGAGAACGATATGAGGGCGTTAAAATTTCCGTTTGATTCTACCGGAGACGGAAAGGCAGACTCTTACGTCCGTTGTGGTGTATGTCCTATGAGAATATACAAGATAATCCACCCAAAGCCCCAACTCGCCAACCTTATGAACCACGTCGGAGTCTCAGAGAAAGGGGAGTATGTTACCAAGAACGTCCCGAAGCTTAAAAAATATTTATTTATGGTTCAGAAACTACTCGGACTAAAAAAATGCCCTCTCCCAAAAGCGCCAGTCCTCCACATGCAACCGAGCCAAAACTCAAAAGCCGTCGCTGTCGTCCCGATCGGATATAAAGAAGATAATTTTAACGAAGCCGGAGCAGAACAATTATGAGCTGGGAGTTCAGAATTTATATATTGATAGCGATTTCTATAAAAGCCTACCAAGTCTTCATAAAGGAAAGATTTAAATAGTTATTCGGTTAAACGAATAGTATGGCAAACGAAGCGACAGAAGTTGAAGGACCACACGCAACGCACGACTACACAGTGAATAACGTCTCGGGAATCCCACAATATACTTTAATGGAAGCGGTAGACCCAAGAACAGCCCAAGCCTCCACAGCGACAACAAACGCAGGAATTTTCGCGGGAATTGCTATGACAGAAAAAGAAGCGTCGGACGGACAGACTAATCTCGGACTAACAAAAGAAGGAATATTTGTATTAACCTGTAACCCAAACGCAGCGGTAACGATGGGGAAGGCGGTAGTTATGTCGGGAATAAATGTTATTCGGGATGCAGTTGCAGGAGACTTATTGACGGGAGCAGTTGTAGGACACGCACTCGAAGCTATGGCAGCAGGAACAACGGGGGAAGTTCAACTTTTAGGATATTAAAATGGAAGAAACAGAAGCAATATACAGAAGAAATGAAGAAGACGAAGTCGTAGAAGATGAAGTCGAGGGAGAGGTTGAATAATGGCAGACAGAGTCGGAGAGATTGATATTCGAGGAGAAAACATTTCGAGTATTATCACCGTATTCGCACAAAAGAAATTTAAGTTAAAACCCTTATTGGCACAAGTCACCTCCTCGAAGATGACAGAGACCTACTTTAAAGAAGACCCAACTATTTTAACTGCGTCCGGAACTCGAAACGTAAAAGGAATAGGAAGGCTCTCAGAATTTCCCGGAGTTCAGAGAAGTTGGACAAAGGTAAGTTCAGACCATCTCAAATATGGAGCAGAGAGTTTAATTTCTATGGAAGACCTACGGCTTAATCAGTTCAACGTTCAGAGCAGAGCAATCAACGGGATAGTGGAGAGTATTGTGAACTCAATCGATACGGCAATCTACGCAGCCCTAACAGCAGAAGGAAGCACGAGCGGAACGGTAGCCGCAGTAGCAACGTGGGACAACGCAACCGCAGCAAACCAAAACCCAATCAACGACATACTACGAGGAATACAGGCGATGGACGAGAACAACTACGACGCACTCGAGGGCGGAATCCTATTAGTAAATCCACACGACTACGCCTCACTTATGCAGAACTCCAAAGTTATTAATAATCCAACCTTCAAATCGGCGGATGTTGTAAGTAATGGGAAGGTAGGGCAGATATGCGGACTAACAATCGTTAAGTCTACGACCGTAACAGACGACGAGGCGATGATTATAATTAATGGATTAACAGCAACGTGGCAGACAGCCGTAGGATTTGAAACGGCAATCATAGAAGACGGCGGAAGATCCACTATAATTCGAAGTTGGGAGATGGGACAAATTCAGATAATCCATCCAAAAGCAATCTATACAATTACAAATACAGAGGCATAAAATGGGATATAAAGGACAAGTTTTAAGAGGAGAGAAATGGGCTACACTAATGACAGAGGAGCAACTCGCAAAAGAGCCAGCTTATAGTTCAAAGCTCGCAGACATCGAAGTATACAAAGAGTCTCAGGCGAAAGTCGAGGCGAAGTTAGAAAATAATAAATCTAAGGTAAAGAAATAATGGTAGAACTCATAGGAGACCCATGCCAACCATCCGACTTAAAACTCCCGTTACACGATAGTGCAACACGAAGCGGAGGAGCGGGAGACATATTTATTTCTGGAAATAAGATTTGGTTTAATGATGGGACGAGCAACAAATTAGTCACATCGGCATAATTATAAACTTCGTTCTCTAAAATTTTTTATGGTTAAGATACGTGCAAACATCGGGAAGAAGATTACGAAGGGATTTACACGCCCGGAGGGAGCAGGAAATTTCGACAATATGGACGATAATAATGTCGTCCGTTCTATAAATATAAAGTTTGGAACTGTCCAAGATGTGAATGAGGCGAAGGGAGTTGTTAATAGAGAGTATGTTGATAGCGCAGATAATTTAAAATTGGATTTGGACGGAAGCAACGCAAACCAAAATATAGACATAAGCCCTTATACTTTTTTCGCAGGGGCTTTAGGGGCGTCTGATATTGGGATAGGAATTACAGACGGGACTATTGAAACCAATACACTCGACCTAACTTTAAAACCCATAGTTCTGAAAAAAGTTATTATTGGCGGAGATGGAAATTTAACTGTTAATAATGATTTGATTGTTAGTAATGATGCAACAATTACAGACACCCTAACAATTAACCACGATTTAATAATTGACCACACAGCCACAACAGACACAGACCAAATTATTGATACGATTACAATCGGAGGGGGTAAGTTGTTTAGTTCAAGAACGGGGGCGGGAGTGCCTGTTTATGCTCTCGGAAGAAGCCAAGGGACAACTGCATCAAGAAGTTACCCCGTAGCGAATGACGATTTGGGAAGAATTGATTTTTATGGCTGGAACACGGCTTCGAGTAGTTGGAAATTAACAGCAGACATAAGGGCTTATGCGACAGCGAATTGGGGAGTTGGAACAACTAAAACAGGATTAAAATTTTATGTCACAACCACAGGGACTAAGGTTTTGGGAATGACTTTAGATGAGAATAAAGTTTTGCAAACTGCTGGGGGATATAAATCAACTGATGGGAGTGCGGGAATTACTGCAACAATAACAACGGCAAAGCTCACAGCAGGAGGAGCAAACGGAAGTATGACATTTAAAAACGGGTTACTAACAGCACAAACGGCATCAA